TGAAGATATTTTAAAAAGATACCAATTAATAGAACGTAAACCGAATGATATTTGTCCATGGAGGAATTAACATGACAGACAGTATTTTAAACACAATTAAAGAATTAATTTTAGGTCATTCAGAAGATACAGATTTTGATACCGACTTGATTATTAACATAAATACTGCTTTGTCATATTTATGTCAGCTAGGAGTCGGTCCGGAGGATGGTTTTGAAATTACCGGTCCAGACGAAACATGGTCTGAACTTTTAGTAAATGAAAAAGCTCTTAAAATGGCTATTACATATGTTTATTTAAGAGTGAAGATAGTATTTGATCCTCCTAGTGGAGGAGTTCTTAATAGTTATGAATCCCAGATTGAAGAATTAGCATGGAGATTGCAGGTATTTGGCTCAGCAGAGCAAACTTAATAAAGATTCTAGTTAGAAAGGAAATAAATAGTGTCTTTATCAAATACTGCAACTCCAATATACTATTCAAAATTTAGGGATTCTGTTCTTCGTGGCGAAATAGTAGTAAATGAAGAAATTTCTATGGAAATGAATAGAATAGATGATCTTATTAAAAATCCAGGAGTTTACTATGATGATGAAGCCACTGAAAAATACATAAAGTATTGTGAATCAGAATTAACACTTACTGATGGTTCAGATTTAGTTCTTCTTGATACTTTTAAACTTTGGGCAGAACAAGTATTTGGATGGTATTACTTTATTGAAAGAAGTATTTATGTGCCAGGTCAAGATGGACAACCAGGAAAGTATGAGCAGCGGATGATAAAAAAGCGTTTAATTAATAAACAGTATTTAATTATTGCCAGAGGCGCTGCTAAATCAATGTATGATTCAACAATACAAAATTACTTTTTAAATTGTGATCATTCAACTACTCACCAAATAACGACAGCTCCAACAATGAGACAAGCAGATGAAGTAATGTCTCCAATACGAACATCAATAATTCGTTCTCGAGGTCCTGTCATGAAGTTTCTTACAGAAGGTAGTCTTCAAAACACAACAGGCAATAAAGCAGATCGAGTAAAACTCGCATCTACTAAAAAAGGCATAGAGAATTTTGTTACAGGTTCACTTCTTGAAGTTAGACCAATGACCATAGACAAGCTTCAAGGTTTGAGACCAAAAATCTCAACTGTTGATGAATGGCTTTCCGGTGATATTAAAGAAGATGTTATAGGTGCAATTGAACAAGGTGCGTCTAAGTTAGATGATTACCTTATTATAGCATCTACTTCTGAAGGTACTGTTAGAAATAGAGCAGGCGATACAATCAAAATGGAACTTATGAAGATACTTAAAGGAGAATATTATGCTCCTCATGTATCTATTTGGTATTATAAATTAGATGACATAAAAGAAGTTTCAGATCCGGCTATGTGGATAAAAGCAAATCCCAACATCGGTAAGACTGTAACTTATGAAGCCTATCAACTTGACGTAGAAAGAGCAGAACAAAACCCAACAGCGCGAAATGATATTTTAGCAAAGAGATTCGGCATTCCTATGGAAGGCTACACATATTTCTTTACATATGAAGAAACATTAACTCATCCTAAACAAGATTATTGGGGTCTTGCATGCGCTATGGGTGCTGATATGTCTCAAGGCGATGACTTTTGTGCATTTGACTTTATATTTCCTCTTCGAGGTGATAGGTTCGGTATTAAGGTTAAGGCTTATATCACATCACTGACCCTTTCAAAACTTCCAGGTGCGATGCGCCAAAAGTATGAAGAATTTATTCAAGAAGGAACGTTAATAGTTCTTGAAGGAACAGTGCTTAACATGATGGAAGTTTATGAAAATCTTGACGCTTATATTATAGCTCAGCAGTATGATGTGAGAGCTTTTGGCTATGACCCATATAATGCAAAAGAATTTGTAGAGAGATGGGTTGCTGAAAATGGTCCCTATGGGGTTGAGAAAGTTATTCAGGGTGCTCGAACAGAAAGCGTTCCCCTTGGAGAGCTTAAAACCCTTGCTCAAGAACGACTTTTGTTATTTGATGAAGAGCTTATGAGTTTTTCTATGGGTAACAGCATAGTTCAAGAAGATACAAATGGTAATAGAAAACTTTTAAAACTTAGACATGATCAGAAAATAGATAATGTAGCGGCATTGATGGATGCTTATGTTGCATATAAAGCAAATAAGGAGGACTTTGAATGAGTGCTCCATTTTAATATAAAAAGAAGGTGATCAAAATTGACAGAATTCAATCATCATGGCATCCAAGGTCAAAAGTGGGGTGTCGTGAATGGACCGCCTTATCCTTTAGATAGAGCGGTGTCAACAGGAAAAGCATTAAAATCCACATTAAAAGCTCGGCATGAAGCACATGTAGCCGAAAAGCATAAAAAATTAGCCGCAAAGATAATTTCAACAAATCAAAAAATAGAATATTATGAAGCAAAAAACAAACTTCAAAATCAGAAATTACTTTATCGAGAAGGTAAAAGTAAAGAATTTTTTATGCTTCCAACAGGTGAAACATTAATGGATAGAAATGCAAGAAAAAAACTAGAAGCAGATAAAAATAGAGATTTTCAGTTTAAAGTTTATCAAGAAAAGAATAAAAATAAAGGAAATACTGTAGCTGGAACAGTAAAGCAAACATTATTAGATGTTGGTAAGAGTTTAGCAACGGATGCATTAAAAGATGTTGGTAAACCATTCCTGGATGACGCAACACAAAAAGTAATAGATAAAAGATTTCCCGAGAAAGCGAAAGCCAGAAAAGATAGAGAAAAAATAGAGAAACGTAACGCTAATGCAAAAAATGAGGCAGATTTCATGAAATCACAAGCTGATTATGAAAAAGCAAAATATCAAATAGCGAATCCAAAAGAAGCATGGGGTAAAAATAACGATAATAAAAATAATAAGAATAACAATAACGATGAGGAGGATAAGGAGACATGAGCGATTTAATGCATACAACACAATCTCAATTCCTTCATCACGGAATAGAAGGTCAAAAATGGGGCATTCAGAATGGACCGCCGTATCCCCTCAGTTCTTATTTATCAACTGGAAAGTCTTTGAGAAAAGCCGCTAGAAAAGAAGCAAAATATGGTTCCAAAGAGTATAAAGAGGCCAAAGCTTTAGTAAAACGAAAAAAAGCAGAAAAACTGTTAGCAAAAGATAATTTTTATGAATTTGTAAGACCTGGCACTTTTAAACTTTTAAATGAAGATTATAAAATAGCAAAAATAGAATATAAACGGGCAAAAGCCGAATTGAATAAAGCAAAAATGAATACAGAAGAAGCTAAAGACGTTCTTAAAAAAGTTGATAAAATGTCTTTAGATGAAGTAGAGCAATTTTTAAAAGATAGAGGATATACTACAAAATCTATTTCTAAATTAGCCATGAAAGACTATAAAAAAGAAAATAGAGCAACTATTACGGCTGAAAAAATTGAAAAAAAAAACAATTTGCCAGAAGTTCAAAGAAACGCTAGAGCAAAATTAAGAAATGCTATTGCAACTAAATATGAAGATTATGACGATATTCCGGATTCTTTATTTAAAAATGTAGCAAAAGCAGAAATATCTAGTGGTATAAGAAAAAATAATGGTGAATCTTATAAAACTGTAGATGAATATATAAACGATAAATACGATGGAGATTGGGACTATTATAGAAGCGAAACGCTTGAATTAATATATCGGTAAAATAAAAGAAGGTGATGACCATATCAATTACATCCAGATTTAAACATGCCTGGTCAGCATTCAGAAATCAAAATGAGATAAAAATTACAGCGGATTCTGGTCCTGGATATTATAGGCGACCAGATAGACCAAATATTTCATTAAGAACTGAGAGAACTATAGTTAATGCAATATACAATAGAATTGCAGTGGATGTTTCACAAATAAAAATTTATGAAGCAATTGTGGATGAAAATGATAATGCATTATCTAAAGTTCCAAGCGGCCTTACCGAATGTCTTACTGTATCGGCTAATATTGATGAATCTGGACCTTCTTTTATAAAAGATACAGTTTTGTCAATGTTTGATGAAGGTACAGTTGCTCTGGTTCCGACTTCTGCATCTCGAGATCCTAGATACAATGATAGCTATGATATTTATGAAATGCGAGTAGGTAAAATTATTCAATGGTATCCTCAGAGTGTTCAAGTTAGAGTTTATAATCAAGATACTGGACAGTTTAAGGATTTAACTTTACCTAAGCATAGCGTATATATTATAGAAAATCCATTTTATCAGGTAATGAATCAGCCGAACGGTGTTGCAAAACGTCTTATTAGAAAACTGTCACTTTTAGATATGGCTGATGAACGAAGTAATTCTGGAAAAATGGATCTTATTATTCAGCTTCCATATGTTATCAAAACAGATGAAAGGAAGAGACAGGCAGAGCGTAGAAGACAAGACATAGAAGACCAATTAAATGGTTCTAAATACGGTATAGCATATACTGACGGAACGGAAAGAATAACTCAGTTAAATAGACCAATAGAAAACAATCTTCAAGCGCAGATTGAATACTTAACTAATCAGCTTTACAGCCAATTAGGAATAACACAAGAAATTCTAAATGGCACAGCAAATGAGCAAGTAATGCTCAATTATTACTACCACACAATTGATCCTATAGTTTCAGCAATCACAGAAGAACTTTCTCGAAAGTATTTAACAAAAACAGCACGAACAAGAGGGCATGCTATAGTTTACTTTAGAGATCCCTTTAAACTTGTTCCTGTTAATAATATTGCTGAAATTGCGGATAAATTCACTCGTAATGAAATTCTTACGTCTAATGAAATTCGTTCAATTGTTGGATTTGCTCCTTCGGATCAGGCTTCGGCTAATGTTTTAAGAAATAAGAATCTAAATCAGACGCCAGAACAGTATGCTATGGAGCAAGAACAATTTGGCGGTGGAATGCCAATAGATGAATCTATGGAATATGAAGAAACAATAGATGAAGAATTAAATTAAGAGCAAAAATTTTATAAATCAAATAAAATAATTCAAAATGGGAGGAAAAATCATGTACGACGAAGAAAAAACAATTAATTTTACAACGCAAAATGCCATTCTTCATTATGGCGTAAAAGGAATGAGATGGGGAGTTATTAATGAAGACCAGCCTCTTGGACGGGCTGTTCGAGGCGCATATAGAAGCCTTCCCCAAGGAATTCAGAGAGTTGGTAGCGCAGCAAATAAAGGTCTTAAAGCAGTTGGTAGAGGCGCTGCAAAAACAGGAAGATTTGCAAGACAGGTATATAGAGATTGGGATGCATCGATGGACGAAGCAATTGATGCAGAGGTTGCAAGAAAGCAGGCAAAAGCCAGGGCAAATGCAACTCCCGAACAGAAAGCAAAAAGAGAAGAAATTGAAAAAATGAATAGGGTTAGTGATGACGCAAGAGAAGGTGCTCGTCAAACTAGAGATGGTTATAATCGAATTGAAAAATATGTTAATGCTTACAATGAAGGAATTTCCGCTTTAAGTTCGGATAAACAGAAAAAACAGTTTGCTGAAAGATTCTGGAACAATTATGGAGATAAAATAAATTCTGCAATTCATGATTATAATGAAGGCATTAATAGACTTTCAGAACAGGGTTATGAAGGTTTAGATAGCGATCAGATGGGAATAAATGGGAAAAAGCCCATTGATATAATGTCAAATCTTACAGAGCAGACTAATGCTCATGGTAGTAAAATTAAAAAGAAAACAGAAAACATAGTTAAGGGAGATTATATGCCTTAAAGTATAGGAGGTGTCATTTATGCCAAAACCTGACTTTACTGGTTATGCAACAAAGTATGGAGTTCGTTGTAGTGACGGGCGAATAATACGAAAAAATGCTTTTGCAGATTGTGATGGAAAGCAGGTTCCTATTGTATGGGAGCATAATCATAGTAGTCCAGATAATGTGATTGGTTATGGAGTATTAAATCATTGTGATGATGGTGTAAAAATTGAAGGTTATTTTAATGATTCTTATTATGGAGAGCAATCAAAAAAAATAGTATCACATGGGGACGTTAATTCATTGTCCATATGTGCAAATCATGTAATCGAAAAAAATAAAAATGTTATGCATGGAAATATTAAAGAAGTTAGTTTGGTTTTATGTGGAGCAAATCCAGAAGCTATAATTGAAAATATTACAATAGAGCACTCTGATGGTAGTTTAGAAACTATTTTAGATGAAGCAATTATTGTAAATACTGCGGATGATGCTGAGTTTAAGCATTTTGACATAAATAGTGATATTGATGATATCGATGAATATTTTGATAATTTTGTTACCGATTTTGAATATGATTCGACTGCCGTTGATATGGCATTTTATTCAGCAGTAAATGATGTCCTTCATAGCGATATGGATGAAATTATCCATAGTGATGAAAACAAAACAATTGGTGATATTTTCGATAATATGTCCGAAGAAAAGCAAGGCGTTGCTTTCTTCTTAATTGCAAAAGCCGCAGAAGGAAATTCTGATATTGAGCAAGGCGATTTTGATAATGAAGTATATTTTGAACATTCGGATGGCGATAAAACCGTTGGCGATGTATTTAATTCAATGACCGAAGAAGAAAAAAATACAGTATTATATTTAATGTCAAAAGCGATTGAAGAATCCAAATCAATAAATCATTCAGACGAAAGTGAGGAAAATAATATGAAGTATAATGCTTTTGAAAACGCAGACAATCAGGAATTTGAGTTCACACACTCAGATGCAGATGAACTTATTTCCGCAGCTATAAGCGGAAAAACATCTCTTAAAGAGATTATGCACGATGATGAGATAGCGGCAACATATGGCCTTGAGCATATTGACTATCTTTTCCCCGATGCAGAACTTGTTGATAAGAAAATTGAACTTATCAGAAACAACCCCACAGACTGGGTTAGCAAAGTAATGTCTGGTATTAAAAAGAGTCCGTTCAGCAGAATTAAGATGATGACTGCTGATCTTACTCCCGATACTGCCAGAGCTCGTGGATATGTAAAGGGTACACAGAAAGTTGCTCAGGTACTTGCCCTTGCAAAGAGAGTTATTTCTCCCACAACTATTTACAAGATGCAGAAACTTGATAGAGACGACATCATCGATGTTACTACTATTGATGTTGTTGCATGGATTAAAGCTGAACTTCGTATCCAGCTTGAGGAAGAAATTGCTCGTACAATTCTTATTGGCGATACAGCTTGGATTAATGATCAAGGTGCAGAAATTGAATATGCAAGCAAGATCGACACTTCTTGCATCAGACCTATTCTTCAGGATTATGATGCTGACTTCTATGCCGTAAGACACTTCTATACTCTTGGCGCGGACGACGATGAGTATTCAAGATTC